ATTTATGTTCACGATCTTGGTGAGCTTTCAGTTGCTGGTGGTATATAATCACCATAAGTATTTATAAGTCTATTAGTGTATGTTTCAAAACTTCTTTTCATGCTTTCAGGTATTCTAGTTCGGTAGTATTCAATATCATTATAAAAAGTTTTAGCATTTACAAATAATTTATTACGCACATAAACACTGTTTGCTTTTGTTACTTCTTCCGAAAATAATTTAAAAACTTCTTCTGCTATGGTAATTTTAGATTCTTTAATTATTTGACTATATGCTTCTTGTGGTGATATTTCAGGATCACGAATAAGTTTGTTAAATTTTTGTATAGCTAAATCTTGCTGGGTATCAAATGTTTGTGCCAACTTATCATCAGTTTTTGTTGTTTTATCATCATCATAAAAAAACATAGTTTTTATTTCGTTGCGTATATTGTTTACTAACGATGATTGTGGTCGATTGTTTGTTGCCCATAAATCTTGTAGCTCTAAAAAAGTTGTTTCAGTAAATTGTTGTTTTTCTGCCATCAGATCATTTAAAGAATATTCACCAAGCTGTATTGCTATACGAGTTTTACCTTTATCAATTTGATCAAATTGTGAGTAACGATCTTTATAAAAAGCTGTATTAATAATATTTTGTAATTGTTTATCACCACCAGCTGTCACCATAAGATCTTCATAAGCAGCTTGACGTTTTGTTGCATCAGGTTCTTCTGACATGGCTAGTATTTTATCTTCGTGTAAAATCTCAAAATATTTTTCTGCCTGATCTTCTAAGTTAATAATTTTTTCTATTGATTGTTTTTTAAGATCAGTTGCTTCTTGATAAATAACTTCCATATCTTCAGCCGATACTCTAGCCATAAACTCGTCTACTAAAGGATCATTAAAGTTTCTAGTTTTAAATGCTGTCTGCATTTCACTAAGTGTCATGCCTTCAGCTGTAGTTAAAATTCGTGCTTGCATTATTTCACCAATTTTTTCTGTAACAATACTGTCAATAGTTTCACCTGGTTTTAAATGACCGCCAGCTGCTAATTGTGAAATACGATATTCAATAGCATCAAATAGTGGAACAGCATCATCAACATTATCTACAACTTTTAATTTGTCAGCTGCAGTATCAATGTCAGTACGATATTGTGCTGATAATAAATTACTTACTTTAGCATTAGCACTTTTTACTATATTTTTTTCATAACCTAGGTATTTAGTATTAAAAGAACTAACAATAGAAGATTTTAAAATTGAATTGCTAACACCAGATAGTTCATTTTCTAATATTTGTTTTGCTCCATCTTGAAATGATTGTTCCCAAGTATCAGGTGAATTGGCAAACTCACCAGCTGGATCTAATAATCTTTTTGATAACTCATTCATTGATAAATCTAATGATGCTTCAGATGTTGTTCTTTTTAGCTCTAATTCGTTTTTAGCTTTTTGTGTAAAATAAGAACTTACTGCATCATTAGCTGTACTACCAAATTGTGCTAATGTATTAAAATAATTAGCTGCACCAGTTTCAACTTTTATTGGACCAACAGAAGTTGATTTACGATCAGGTCTAACACTAGCCGTTTGTATTTTTATTGCCATTATATTCCTATGCTATTAATGATTGATATGAAGCAACATTAGATGCACCACTTAGTAACGTGCCAAAAGTGCTTAAATTTGCACTTGCTCTAGCATATTTGCCTTTTGCTCGATCTGCTGCTGCTGATATTCTAGTTAAAGCAGCTGCATCACCTTCAGCTTGTTTTTCTTTAGCAGCATTGTATTTAAAATTATATTCATCATCTAAATATGTTTCTAAATTAGCTCTCATAACTTCATCTACTGTGCCACTCATTTCAATTCCTTTAGCTGCATAGTTAACGACATTCTGTCCACGATACGCATTAAAAGTTTTTCTCATTTGACCAACTTCAAAATCAATACGTTTGTCAAAATCTATTAAATTATTTTCTCTAATAGTGGCATCTCGTTCCGCTATTTCTGCATTGTAGTTGGCTTGTTTTTCTTGAGCTTTACCAGCCTGGTATGTTCCGTAGGCTGTGACCGCTGTTGTTGCTACCATTAAAGGTACTGCTAGTGCTTGTGGCATATTATAAAATCCTTGCTAATCTTAAATAGTCTTTACCATCAGGACCATATTTTCTCATTAGTCCTTCTGATTCCATACCAAACCATTCAGCAAATCTTATACCTTCTTTGAANTCGGCACGAATAGATGCTTGAATGCGTTGATAGTTTTTTTCGTTNATAATATTTTCTAAATATTTTTTAATATTTTTTAACATAAATAATTTATGTTTATTGGCATTGCGTTGCATGATAACCCATACTTCAGCAACATTGTTAGTTACCCATAGTGGATGAATACCACCACACACAATCGGTTGTCCTAAATAAAAACCAGTCCAGGCATCTTGGCATGGTAGATCTTGCGTGTTGTAATCAATCTTAAAATTTTCTACCTCACCAAAACTTAAAATGTAGTTAGCATGTTGTGGCTGAAATTTCTCAATAGTATATTTAACCGTCAAAAGTATTTAACCTTGGATAGATTGCAATAATATTTAATGGCAACGGTGATGCTTGTCTGACAAATATATGTCCAGACTTTTCATAGTCTGATCTAAACTCAGCATCCTTATCACCTGTAAATAATTCCACTGCTGATGACATCAACATAGAACTATCACGAAATGGTATGATCTCCATATCATCTAAACTTGAGCCAACTTCACAGCCTAAAGTTTTATGTAATCTAACTGTAACCCCATGCACTCGTTTAATTTTACCTTGAGCTGTGCCATCTTCAGCACCAGCTTCTAACCGCATGGTTTGTAAAACTGATTCATAGTTAAGACCAATGGTAGCTTTTTCAGCTGCATAACTTAAAGTCACTGCACCTGAGCTTACGGTCTTTTCTACATGAGCTGCACCATTGACTAGCACATCTAATGGTTCACCTTCTAAATGATTCAAACCAGATACTGATGTAGTTTTACCACCAGAATAAGTTAAGCCACTGTCTACATAGAAGGCATCCATCTGGCTATTGCCATAATCAAATGGTGTTAAGGTATTCGACATACCTACGAGTAGCACCATTAATAAAACGATTTACAATAAGATATAATTGATCTTCGTCTGCATCTGTTGGTATTACTGCTACTGATTCTACTTTAGCATGTGTTAACCATTTATGTGTGGCAGCAGTAGTATTAACAGAACTTATAGTAATATAAGAACTAGATCACTAGTAGTTGATAATTTAAACGTGTCATCAGTTAGAACATCAACATAGTATTTAACATTTGTACTTAGACCACCCAGTGCATGACTGGTATTTGATGGATAATAGTATATATAATCATCATTTCCAAAACCGTGGCTATCAACATAAAACGTACCATTACGAACATTTACTCCTTTATAAATAAACTGAGTTGTATCAGAACTTGGAGTAGATGTAAGACTTATTGCTGTGCCAGCTGTAGCATTTGCTGCCGTGGTGGCAAGTTTGATAGTGTTACTATCACTAGCAATAACAAAATAAAAAATACCTTGGCTCAATCCACCAATATCATTTGATAACGTAAAATACGAAACGACATCACCAGTTGACAAACCATGTGATGATAACGTGATGGTGTTATTAGTTGTCGATACATTACTTGAGTTAGAAGTAAATTGAATCACGTCAGTTGCTAATGATTTACCAGTATCAGCTTTGCCACCAATAACATGTCTATGCCAGGCAACTACATTCTCAGTACGTTGATAAGTCATACCAGCTAACACCCCATCTTCTCGTGCTACCCATAGCACTGAGTCAGGTTCTTGTTGGTAAGCCATATCCTTAACTAGACTTTCCGTAACGTGTTCAGATAATATTGTTAAGTCAGGTGCAACATAGTTATCACTATCATAGTTATAAACTAGTTCTCTAACTTTACGTTTAGCTCGTTGTAAAAACAATGTTACGTTGCCAACAGAGATAGCATCTTTGTTAGCCGAGCCATACGTTGATTGTTTACGAATATTAATATTAGTTGGTGACAAGCCATCAACGGTATCAGAACCTGTAACTAAAAATTCACCACCGACTGTACCAACAAGTAAAGATCGAGCAGCTGACAAGTATCGAATAGCATTTACTTGGTTAGATGCAATCGTAAAGATCATAGCATCATCAGCATTCGTGCCTGTCGTAAAGTTTTCATAGTCACCTGATTTACTAAAAAACAATGTTTGTGGGTTATTGTTAGTATTAGCAAACACCAGGCGTTGTTCAAAAAACGATACGCAAGATGGAAAGTTATTTGCAGCTGTACCGATTATTGGGTTGTTTAATTTTTCTACAACGTCACTACCACCAGCACTAAATGTACCAAAACTACTGGTATCAACATTTGTACCAGATGCGTCTTGCAACTGAAACGTAGTAGCATTAGGTACAGTACCAACTTGAAACACTGTGCCATCAGCAAGTTGTGTCATGCCACCAATATCACGAAACGTAATAAAATCACCAGCTGCAAAACCATGATCGGCTGAGGTTGTCACTACGCCTGGATTNGCTTTAGTNACAGCTGATACGGTAAAATTTGTACCTGTGTTTAATGTTACCGTACTCAAACTCCAAGCAGTATGATCGGTACGAGTTAGTTTTTTAATAGGATAGGTTGGATGCGTGATGTACATGACATCAGCAGATTGAGCATACTTNAGTTCAAATAGATCTGCCGTAGCATAAGTTGTAGTNATTTGATAAATACGAAATGCTGTACCAGCAGAGCCGTAAGTAGTTAGAGCTGACGTATCAAAATTATTGCCATCCGTATCTTGTAATGCAAACGTGTGTGTTGTTACACTTGCTACTTTAAATTGTCGACCATTTAGTTCCGTCATGCCCACAATACCAGACAAGATAACATAATCACCATTAGAATAACCATGTGATGTAGCNGTNACTACACCTGGGCTAGCTTTGGTAATAGCTGATATAGTTTTGCCAGTTTCAGTAATGATACCGTTATCTTTATAAAACCTAACGTATAAATTACCAAACTCTAGCATGTAGGTTTGTGTTGTTGAAAACTCAAACGGTATTAATCTTTTTGCTGTGCTGCTGTCTTTAGCTTCTGACACAAATCGTGTGCCAGGTCTACGACTAGCAGAACCATGGGGATGCACCACCATGTTTTCTAAAGTCTTACAGCCAAAGAAATATTTTTCTAAATCAGTTCTACCATCCATACGAGGTGATAGTTCACCAGCGGTAAAATTAGTAAATGCATAAGCAGATCGAGCCATTATAACCTCGATGCAATAAATGGAAAGTCTGCGTCTAGTTCATCTGGCATACCTTCAGTAGCATCAGCAAATCTAGCATCTTTTAATTTTTCTAAATATTTTTGTTCCATTAACTGCAACAAAGTAGTTGAGCCAGTAATGGCATAAGCTATATCGGCTGCAATAGCAGCTGACAAAGTTTCGACTAATGACGTATCATATTGTGTCGTGTCTGTAATTCTAGCTACATATAAAATTTTTACCGTAGTAGCATTGGTTAATATTTTTCTACCTTCTACTTTGAAATCAACATCATCTTTCATTTCAAAAGTTTTTAATACACGAATACAATCTGAGGGTAGGGTATATTGATTAGTGTATTCATAATCTGGTTTGTCAGTATCTTGTGCCAGGGTAACTCGTTTTAATAAACAGTTCCAAGGATGCTCACGAAATACTTTATCACGGACCATATCGTATCTTTGGTTAAGAACTCGTGCATTCTTTGAGTCTTCCGTTAATGCTAAGATGGTTGAAGCTCCTAATTGATTCAAAGCTCCATTACATATTCCAACTTGTGATGTCATAAATTTCCTTAATAATATTGAATTATAAGGACAGCCGCATAACGACTGCCCTTATAGTTTTAGTGTCTAGTTAACAACATATAAAATGTTGAAAGACATATCACCAGCAGTACCACCAGCAGCTTGCATAGTTGCAGCTACATAGTAATATCCACCTGGATCTGTGCTATCACCAGCCAGCTCGTGCATTTTCTGCCCAGCTGTGTTGATGTTTGCAGCTTCAAAACGAACATCTGCCATTGCACCAGCGTCAGCTACTGCACTTGCAAATACATCTTCGTCTTTAACTACTCCAGCACTTGTGTAAATTCCAACATTGAAAGTACACGATCCACCTAGCGTATCTGAACCAATAAATAGTTGAGATACAACAGCGTTACTTGGAATTGGTGCAAGCATAACAATATCATTGTCATCACTGTCACCAGCTGCAAGAGCTATAGTGCCTTGTGCTACACGAACAACGCCATGTAAAAGGCTAGCACTATTTGCTACCTGTGGTAGGGCTTCAAAGTTAGCCACTAAAGTTGAGTTTTTAGTACCCATAATTTATCTCCTAACTATTATTCGTTACACGGAATTTGGAAAACTTTGTTTTCTTCCATTCGAGTTGCACCAATAGACATGCAAGTGTACACTTGTGTAGCATACGATTTGTCAGGTCTAACATCAATCTTAGCAGTAATATCTTTACCTACGCCAAGTTTGATAGCATCTTGTGTGAAAGCAAAGATTTTTCTATCATCCGTGTTAGTTGCATCAAGGCTTAGTCTGTTTGACAAGATGAATTTGAAACCCATGAAGGTATCAACGTCACCCTGAACTAGAGCTTTGACGGTGTTAAAATCACTAGAAGTAACTTGAGTAGTACCAAGCAGATCAGACATCTGCGTAGCACCAGCTACAATAAATCTAGGGATCGAAGGGTCTACATCATTTAAATCAAAGAATTTTTTTGCAGCTATTAATTTAGCTACAGTTAATCCATCTGATTGATCTGATGTTGCAAACTTACTGCCTGAAGGTAGGGCAACAGCTGTTCCCCCAGTTTCACCAGTGTCTGCTGATCCGCCTAAAGCAGTAATGATAACATCATCCATAGCTCTACCCATTGCAGCAGCCGCAGCTTTTGCATAAGAAGAAGTTGGATCTATTAACATTCTTACTTTGTCTTGATCGTCTATTAGGTCAGCCCATTCGTAATCGGCTAAACTAACTCTACGTCTTGCATGTGGTGTATCAATCTGTGGAGTGTCAGCATGTCTTGACGTTCTTTGAATAGCAGCTGTTACGCCAACTTGGTCAAAAAATGCATTCTTTCCAGTGATTGTTTCCACATCAACAGCTGAACGCAAACGGCTTCCCATTTGCTGTGCCAGCATAGCTACGTTTGAAGAATATTGTTCGACAAACGAAGTTGTGATTTCTGAACTCATTATAAGTCCTTTCGTGGTTTAAGTTAATAAAGGTTGATTACAGTCAATTATCCTGTGAAGGGTTGGCTTGCATTTTACACCTGGTAGGTGATGGGTCTTTCCCCATCGTCACTTAGAGCTGACTAGCAGTTGTTCTAAATATTTTAGCCATTAAGAACTTGTCTTAAGGCATAAACTTTTTGCACGGTAGCATCGTGTTGTGGATCTGATTTGTTCCAGTACGGACTAGTCGGTGCAGTTAAATTGTTAAGTTGATCTTGGACACCAGCGTTACTTGTAACAGAGTCTTTATCTCCCACAAGTGTATCTTCTGACATCACCATAGCTAATTTTGCTAACCCTTTTATCAAGGTAGCATTATCACCTAGCATAGAACCATCTGCCATTTGCAGTTGGAACGCATCTTCACCTAAGTATTGTTTACCTATTTGTGATGCTTTAGCTAAGTTGTCATCATAACTACGACCCCATTCTTCACGCAGCTCACGAGAGCTTTGTTCCTGGGCTAACACACTAGCATTATTTTGTTCGTTTAAAGTTTGTGTGCTAATGTTGTTATAATAATCTAGAATGCCTTGAGCTTGTTGGGGTGATAACCCATGCTTGTGTGCTGCATCTTTAAACGATGCAAACAGTTGGTCATCCACAACTTCACCTTCTTCTAAGGCTAGTTCTAAATTATATTCATCTGGTGTCGATGGTCTACCAAGTTTAGTGTAAATATCATTCCACTCATCTTCAGTAGTATTTACTCCTGGCACTACCATCTTATCTTTGCCGATCATTGATTCAGCATTGATGTAGCTTTTAGCTAATGTTGATACGTCACTAAATTTTTCTAATGAAGTATTACCCTTTATATCGTCTGGTAAACTGTCACGCCAACTAACTTCTGTAGTTGGAGTTTCTGTTGCAGTTGGCTCAGACGGTTGGCTTTGTTGTTCGACAGCCGTTACCTGATCTTCTGACATAGTGTTCTCCTTATGTTATGATTAAATAAATTAT